ATCTACTAATGTTACTAGTGGTGATGCAGATGAGAAGGAGTTTGAGAAGCGTATGCGTCTAGCTGAGCTAATGCTGAAGAAACAGAAACAAGATGTAGATGGTAACAGGCAGTCGCCAGAAACATTAATGTAAAATAGTTCTTGCTTTTTCATAAAAAGTATGTTATACTAGTGGTTCAACGGTCATTCCTATTAAGGGGGTAACATGACACCAGCAGATACCAAGTATTACGAGAACTATTTAGACTTATTCGCAACTGATGGATGGAAGCAATTCTTAGACGACTTGCAAGACCGATTAGATGCTTATAGCATTGACTACCTTACTAATGAGAAAGAACTTTTCAAGACGCAAGGAGAAATAGCAGTGCTGAGAGGGACGTTAGGCTTTGAAGCTTTTATTAAACAGGCTTTAGAGACTAACTAACTCTGATTACAGATATAGCAAACTATCTAGTGTTAATGCCTTTCACTAGATAGCCTATGTTTACTTTATTCCACAATACTAATTATAGTACGGAGACTCCAATATGGCAGAATTTATAGATGAACGTGAAGAAGAAGTAGCAATCGACGATGGTGAAGAACTAGAGAATTTTGATGCCCCTGAAGAAGAGGAAGAACATCAAGAGGAAACAGCAGAGCCAGAGTACGAAACACCCGACAAGTATCGCAACAAAGAAACTAAAGATATTATTGCAATGCACCAGAATGCTGAAAAGCTGTTAGGTAAGCAATCGCAAGAAGTTGGAGAGTTACGGAAGGTTGTAGATAACTTCATCCAAACGCAAACCATCGCCCAACAACAACAGCCTACTGCTCATGAAGAAACTGAAGAATTAGATTTCTTCGATGACCCTAAAGCTGCTGTAGCTCAGATGTTAGAGAACCACCCATCCGTGAAGCAATCACGCCAAATGAGTGAGAAATTAGCAAAAGAACAAACCATGGCACATCTAAACTCAGCACACCCAGACTACAAAACTATACTTGCAAATGAAGACTTTCAAGAGTGGGTAGGTAAGTCTAAGGTACGAACTAAGATGCTCCGAGAAGCCGATGCTAATTATGACTTCGATAATGCTGACGAACTTTTCACAACTTGGAAAGAACGTACACAGATTATCAATGATGTAAAGAGTACTGAGACTGTCGCACGTAAACAGTCTGTACGTTCAGCTTCAACTGGTACAGCAAAGGGAAGCGGTGAAAGGTCTTCTAAGAAGATTTACCGCAGAGCAGATATTGTTGACCTCATGCAAAAAGACCCTAACAGATACGCAGCACTAGCCTCTGAAATACGAGCAGCTTACGCTGAAGGTCGTGTTAGATAATTAATATATAATACAGGAATACATAAACATGTCAAACTTAACACCTAGCACTACTAATACAGTTACTAAAGCAAACGCAACTAAGTTCATCCCAGAGTTATGGAGTGACGAGATTGTCGCAGCTTATAAGAACTCTTTAGTTCTAGCTAACCTAGTAAACAAAATGCCTATGAAAGGCAAGAAAGGCGATACTTTACATATCCCTAAACCAACTCGTGGTGAAGCATCTGCTAAGGCTGCTGCATCTACTGTTACTATTCAACAAGATGCTAATGATGAAGTTATCATTACAGTTGATCAACATTTCGAATACTCACGTCTTATCGAAGACATCACCGAAGTTCAAGCACTAGATAGTATGCGTAAGTTCTACACTGACGATGCTGGTTATGCTTTAGCTAAGAAAGTAGACACTGCTGTTCATGCCCTTGGTAAATCATTGGGTGATGGTACTGGTTCTTCTTATGTTCACAGTAATGCCTTCCAATTCAACACTACTACTGGTGTAGCTGAGTTGTATGATGCTGATGGTACTGCTGATATTGGTGCTTTTAACGATAAAGGTTTCCGTGACCTTATTCAGAAACTAGATGACGCTGATGTTCCTATGGACAACCGTGCATTAATAATCCCACCTTCTGCTCGTAATGAGATTATGGGTATTGACCGTTACCAGTCTTCAGACTTCGTAGATGGTCGTGGTGTTCAAAACGGTAAGATTGGTCAGTTATACGGTATTGACGTTTACGTTTCTACTAACTGTCCTGTTATTGAAACAGGCGTTAAAGCTGGCTTATTGTTACATAAAGATGCTTTCGTCTTTGCAGAGCAAATGGGCGTTCGCTCACAAACTCAATACAAGCAAGAGTTCTTAGCCACCCTTTATACTGCTGATACATTGTACGGTCTTAAGACTTTACGTCCAGAAGCAGGTATGGTTGTAGCTTTACCAGCTTAATAGCTCTTTGTTCAAAGGCTTTCTAACGAGAGCCTTTTATAGAAAGCCCTATTAACATTGCTCCAACCAAAACAGGAATCGAGAATGCCTTCAAATATCCTTATCAAACGCTCTTCAACAGCTAGTGCAATCCCTACAGCACAGCAACTCTTGACAGGCGAACTAGCTATTAACTTAGCTGACAAAAAACTCTATACAAACAACAACGGCTCTATCATCGAACTTGGAACATTACCAAGCTCTTTAAGTGTGTCTGGTGATACAGACCTTACAGGCTCTTTAGACGTTACAGGAGCTACAACATTAACTTCTGGTAGTGTATCAGGTGACTTCACAGTGGTGGGTACATTAACTGTGCCAGCACCTGCTACCGGAACTGATGCAGCCTCTAAAGCCTATGTAGACGCTTCTGTTTCTAATGTTATTGATAGCTCTCCTGCGTTATTAAACACGCTTAATGAGCTAGCAGCAGCTATAAACGATGACGCTGACTTTGCAACAACAATTACTAATAGTATTGCTACCAAGGTAAGTAAAGCAGGTGACACCTTAACAGGTGATTTAGTTATGGGAGGTAATAAGATTACTTCTACTGCTACGCCTGTTACAGACGATACCTTAACACGTAAAGGCTATGTAGACAGCATATTCTCAACACTAACAGCCGCTGAAACATCTGCAACAGCTTCAGAAACCTCGGCAGTTAACAGTGCTAACAGTGCTTCATCAGCTTCAACATCCGCTGCTACAGCTACAACAAAAGCTAGTGAAGCTTCTACTTCAGCAACAAATGCTGCGTCTAGTGCTTCAGCAGCTTCAACATCTGCTTCAGCAGCTTCAACATCTGCTTCAGCAGCTTCAACATCTGCTTCAGCAGCTGCAACCTCTGAGGCTAACGCTGAGAGTGCTTGGGATAGTTTTGAACAGCGTTATTTAGGCTCTTTAGCTACAGCACCTACTCCTGATAGTGACATTGGTTCGTTTATTATAGAAGGTAGTTTGTATTGGAACAGTGTTTCAGACGATTTATTTATCTATACAGGCAGTTCTTGGGTATTAGCAGTAGATGGGGCTACGTCAGCAGCAGCTGCTTTAAGTGAAGCAGCAGCTTTAGTATCTGAAAACAACGCAGCAGCAAGTGAAGCAGCAGCTTTAGTATCTGAAAACAATGCAGCAGCAAGTGCTGTAGCAGCTTTAGCAGCTGAAAACAATGCAGCAGTTAGTGCATCCACAGCTACGACTAAAACAAGCTTAGCAACCTCTGAAGCTAATAGAGCTACAACACAAGCTAACAATGCAGCCGCAAGTGCATCCACAGCAACCTCTAAGGCTGCCTTAGCAACTAGTGAAGCTAATAGAGCTACAACTGAAGCTAACAATGCAGCAGCAGTAGTTACAGGTGTCATAGAGCCTGATTGGCTACCTGCTGAAGTTACAGGACGTAATACCTTTGCAGAAGACCAAGCCCGAGGTAATGATAAGTATGCGGCTAGTGGTTTTGTGCATATGGGTAACTTACCTACAAGTGCTGCTTATGGTAAAGTTAATCAAGGTATGTATACAGGGTATTCAGCAAAACACTATCTTAAAAACTTACATTTAGGGCGTAATTTTACAGATGCTACAGGGGTATCAAAAACTGGTTACCCTGTTATAAATATAGCAGGTATTGAAACTGACTTAATAACAGACCCCATTAGCAGAACAAGCGATGGTTATGATAGAGCATACTCAGTAGTAAAATTCCCCGAGGCACCCAACGGAACCGTCACGTATGACAGCGCTACAGGTGTTATCACTGATTATACTACTGATGTTGA